ACAATGCAGAGACAGATTGGCGTGCATCACCTAGAACTTTTATGGAACTGCTACAAGTACTACACAAGTTTCGTGTGGAGTTTGGTGCAACTGATGGCGACTTTGACGATATCCTCAAGGTGTTAGAAGGTGGCAAGGATGAGTGATATTGATGACCAGATCAAGTCGCTTACAAAAGATGAGCTGCTCAGCCTCTTTGAACTTATGCGACTAAAGAACGTCCGCTGGGAACGGGATCTGTATGATGTCTTAACAATGATCAGGATAGCAAAGCGTGCCGAGAATAAAGAAAATAAATAACGAAGTACTGACAGCTTTTAAAGATCCGCGAAACTTCTTCAAGTTTTTAAAGGTATTCGATAAAGAGCAGAACAAGCTTGTGCCCTTTCAACTACGACCTCAACAGGAAGAGTTGTTAGAGGCTCTCTTGACACACAACAAAATCGTTGTGCTTAAAGCGAGACAACTTGGCATCAGTACTCTACTTCGTGCTTATTTCTTGTGGAAGACGTACATGAGTTCAGAACCGACACGACACGCTATTATCTCTTACACACGAGACAGTGCCGATCACTTGCACAATATGGACAAGGGTTTCTATTTTTCTCTGCCTAGTGCATTACAACGTAAGTTGAGTAAATCTAGTAGTAGAACATTACAGTTTGGAGATACCAGTGCAGAACTTAGAGCCTTTACAGCAGGTGGAAAAGCAGGCGCCACCAGAAGCTTTACCTTTACAGATACTCATATTAGTGAGTTTGCTTTCTTTGACGATCAAGATGACTTGCTTGCGAATGTCATGGCCTCAGTTGGTGAAGGACAAATCGTCATAGAAACCACACCCAACAAACCTGGTGATAAGTACCATGAACTGATCGAGTCAGCTGGTGAAAACGGTTGGCATCTGTGTTGGTTTCCCTGGTATGAGCACAAGACATACACAAAGAAAAGCCAGTTCCATCAACCACAGGTACCTAACCCGACCGAAGAGGAGTTGCAGCTAAAAGAAGATTTTGACCTTACACTGGGTCAGCTATACTGGAGACGTACAATGATACGCACTATGGGCTTAGAGAAGTTCAGACGTGAGTTTCCAGCGACCGTTGATGAAGCGTTTTTTGCCACATCAAACGAGTTTTTTCCGCTCGATATCTTAGATGAGTTAGAAGTTGTTGATCTAGGAGGTCAAAAAGATAGGTGGTATTGTGAGCCATTCCCAGGCGATAAATATGCTATGGGTGTGGATGTGGCAGCGGGACGAGGCGGCGATTATAGTGTTATCACAGTGGTGAGCTGCACCACAATGCTACCTATCTACCATTTTAGAAGTAATCAGATCTTACCTCATGAGTTAGCCGACCTGATCTACGAGTTGTACTGGGATTTCAACGAACCCTACACCATTGTCGAACAGAACGGCCCAGGTGAAACTGTGTTGTACAGATTAAGGGAGTGGAAGATACGTAATCTATACAAGGACAGTAAAGGACGCGATTGGAGAACTCGGAAGGAAAATAAAATCGCTATATTCGACCACCTACGTGATCTTATCTGCGAAGGTGTTATCAACTCAGTGGAAAAGACACTATGGCAAGAACTCAGAGCTATCCAGATTACAAAAGGCGCACCTATGAATACAAACGGACATGATGATATGGTAATGGCCACTGCTCTCGCACTGTGGGGAGCAAAACTAAAACCGACACCTTCATCACATCTTGTCAAGAAAACAATGATCGATGATATGATTAAAAGCCGCCGAGCACAACGCATCATCCGTGAAGGCGGATTTATGAAACACATAAGAGGACGTAAAGTATGAAATATGATATGACACCCGACATATTACAACAGATTTTAAAAGTGCATAACGACTTTTGGGATCAACAGCGTAATGACCTTTACCGCTACAAACAAGCTTACGAAACAAAGTTTTGGGACAAAGCTAGCGAAGCACAACAATCAGTGTATGTACAAACATCAGACGCTTATGGCTACATTGAGTCGTATATCGCATCACTCTTCGCTCGCAACCCAGGTGTTGTTGTTAAGAACGGTATCAGAGGTCGAGGTGATGCCCGTGTGGCACAACACTTGGCTAATGATTTCTTGGCTTTTCAACGCAAAGAGATAGAGAACGCCTCTCGATTGGCACTGATCTATCCTATGTCGTTTATCAAGATGATGCCTACACGCAAAGAAGATATCATGCGCAAGATCGACACCTGTGCAATACCTTGTTGGGAAGTAATCTTAGATCGTGATGCAAGACGTTATCAAGATCAACGCTACATTGGCCACCACTACTATATGACACTGGTGGAAGCACGACACAAGTTTGGTAATAAGAAATATGACCCTGTCAAGAAAGAAGAATACTTTGACAAGTATGTTTTTGAAAACCACTATGGTGATGATGATGAGATAGCTGATTACAACTTTGATCACTATCAATACATTGAAGTTGTTGAGATGTATGACCTACATACTAAGATGATGTACTTCTGGTCGCCTAACTGGCAAGGTGGCAATCAGTTTTTACTTAAAGCAGAGATACCTTTTATTGATGCTAAAGGTGATGCAATCTCTCCGATAGTACCGCTCTACTTCAACAGGCTGCCAGACAGGCCACTAGATGGCTACAGTGCAATGCGACGTATCTATGACCAGATCTTTGAGACAAATATGGTACGTACCTTTCAGGCTAATGCAGTTCGTAAAGCATCGCGTCAGTACTTAGTAAAGAAAGGTGTAATGGATGAAGAGCAAATGGCACAGATCACATCAGGTATTGATGGCTTATTTGTTGAGATAGATGAAGAAAACTTGGCTGGTGCTATTACAGCTTTACCTCAGAACCCTACACCACCAGATCTACAGTTTTATGTGCAACAAGTACAGAACGACAAAGACAAAGGATCGATACTAGCACCATTTACTCGTGGTGAATCCAGTCGTACCTCCGCTACAGAAGCAGCTGCACTAGCAGCTTACACATCATCGGAGATCGGACGACTGGCAAGAGAACGTGATAGTATGATTGAAGAGATAGCACAGGCCTATCTCACAATGCTCTCCTTGTACTTAGAAGAGTCAGGTGATAGGCAACTTATCTTGATTGATAACAAACCCTCTGTTGTAAATGCGGGAATGTTAGAGGATACTTTTCATATCTATGCACAAGATCAAGCATCAACACCCTTATCAGAATCTGTTAAGAAGCGTGAGTTTATACAGTCAATACCGACACTACAAGGATTAGGTGTGCCTAGTAATGTACTTTTACAAGAGTTGGTACGATCACTAGGATTACCTGAAGATTTTGTTAGTGCTGCACAAGAGAATGCACAACAAGTATCGGCAGCTAAAGCAAGAGCCACAGCAGAAGGTGTCGCTCCAGATGCTGCCGAAGTGTCAGGAGGATTAGTTTCCACACCTTCAGGGCCAGCTAACTTACAAGGCGTCTTACCTGGCGCGAGGAGTATATCGTAATGGCGTTTTATAAAGTACATTGTAAAAAATGTGATCAAGAATGGGAAGTAATGTGCTCATTCGAAAAGCTAGAAGAGCTGACTTGTGGTCAAGAAGATTACTGGGGACGCAAGATGTTTTTTGATCCAGAGACAGATACAACACAAGTAGAAGGTTGTGGTAATCCAGTCGAAAGAATATGGCGACCATCAGAGGCTGTTTTCGCAATCTCAGGCAAAAGTTTGGATACACACGGTGTGCATAACTCAAATGGATATTGGTCGCAATCTTTTGGACGATATTTTAAAAATAAGAGCACAATGCACGAATGGGCAGAAAATAACGGTTATAGATCCGTTACGCAAGCACAAGCCGATGAAGCATTGGATAAACAATATGAAGAACTTAAAAAGCAAGATGATGTTGGAGAAGCTTGGAAAAACAACCTTAAAAAGGCCGGAGGTGATAAAATCGAAGCGGCTGCAAAAACATTTGTATCAAAAGATATGCAAGATAAATAGGAGAAACCATTATGGATATCGAAGAAATGAAAGACAAGGCGATTATGGCTGATATGGCTGAGCAAGGCAAACTAATGGAGTTCGCTCCTAGTGGTGAATACTCATCCGACAGTGTCAATCGTACTATTAGATCAGTAAATGAAGTGTTGAAACTTTTCGCTGCTCCACCTGTAGGAGAGATAGAAGGTGATGTTGATGGCACTTTACCACTTGATCTAGTAAAAGCAATGAACATGATCAACATCGCACTAGAAGATGCTAAGATGTCTGAGTATATGTTTGATATGGAAGAACTATCAAACGACAGAGATTTAGCGATGGCTCGTGGAAAGTTAGATGCTGCTGGTAAAGATCGAGCATTTAAAGCATTTTTGGCTAAGCCGATGCGAGACGAGGTAGAAGTAGAAGTTGAGGTAGATGTAGAAGAACAAGTACCTGAAGGTATGCACCGTATGCCAGATGGACGTATCATGTCTGATTCGTAGCATGAAGGCGAAGATGAAGATTTAGACAAACTTATGATGTCTCGAATGAGATAAAATAACATAATCACTTAGACGATAGGAGATGAAATGAGTGAAGAAATAAGCAACACGGCGCAAGCCACTGCAACAGAAGCAGTAGAAACCACTGCAGAACAAACGACGTTGGCGACAGAGACAACGGAAACAACTCGAGGTGAAAACACAAAGGACATTGTGAAGAAAGCCGCTAGAGACGTTTTCGGAAAAACTAATCAAAAACGACAAGATGCTGCATTAGCCCGAGCAGAACTGGAGACGTTGAAGAAGCCAGAAAACATAAGCCTCGACGATATGCAAGATGTAGATCTACCATCTGGTAAAGGCATTGATTTTAGACAAGTCATTGACAAACTACCTGATGATGCAAAAACATTGATTGGCAACTTACGTGCTGACTACACTAGAAAGACACAAGAGTTGGCACAACAGAGAAAACAGCTAGAATCTGAAATGAAAGCATTGACAGATTCTGAGTTCTTTAGTAAAGTAAAAGAACGTGCTGAAGCACCTGATGTTGAGTTAGATCCTTACAACACAGACAGTTTCAATAATAGAATAGAGCAAGAAGTGGCAAGAAGGCTCCAGGAAATGTATGAACCTGTCCGACAGCAACAAGAACTGCAGATGAGGCAACTAAAGCTTCAAGAGTTTAAAACAGCAAACCCAGATTTAGAGACATACAAAACTGAAGTGGCTGCAGAACTCAAGAAAAATCCTAATATATCACTACAAGATGCATATTTTATTGTCAAAGGACGTGATAGTGCTACAAAACTACGCGAACTAGAGAAAGAAAACCTAGAACGCAAGGCTATGATGAGAGAGAATGGGTTGAAGATCGCAACAGGTCGTCATCACAATCCTAATCGACCACCGAAAGGCCTCAAAGGTTTTGAACTTTATCAGTGGTTTGAACGACAAAAAGCAAAAAAATAGTGAAATAGGAAAAAAACTGTGCTATTTATGAAACGCCCCTCTTATGCATTCGGAAGAGGATAAGCGAACGGATCCGCGAGGACAACCCAAAACTTATCGATGCAAAACAAAAACATAATCTATATGATATTATACACATTCTTTGGAGGAAAATAATCATGGCAATATCAAATGACGTATTATCATCGACCCTCCGTATTTTATTGGATGAAGAAGTCGATAACCTTTTTAAGGCTGTCCCTCTTCTCGAAGAAATGCGTAAAGGTGGCGGTGTTGAAACATACGATGGTGGTCAAAAACTAGACGTACCACTTATCTTAGCGGAACACAGTTCCATAACACAACTCTCTAACGGCTATGAGCCGGTAAATCTCGCAGTTAAGGATGCACTTCGTAATGCTTCTTTCAACTGGTGTGATTTTGTCGCTCCTGTTGTTATTACTAAAAAAGAAGAACTCTCAAACAAAGGGCCTCGTGCTATCGTTTCTATCGCAGAAGCGAGAATGAAGTCAGTTATGGGATTACTACAACGTGAAGTTGAAAAGCAACTTGTCGCTGGATCTTCTACAGTACTTTCAGATTTGAATACCCTTCGGGCTTCAACTACTGCACGTGCTAACGGTGGATTCTTGGCTGGTGCAAACTACGGTTCTCAAACAGGTACTGTTGGTGGTATTGATACCTCAGTATTTACCACATATCAGAACCAGTACAAATCATCTGCTACACTTTCTATTTCAGATATGACAGATCTTTACATTCAATGTCAAGCTTACACTCCTGGTGGAGGCTCACCTAATGTAATCATCTCTTCTGCAGAAAACTACAGAGATTACAAAGCATTGCTTTTCGCTAACGAACGCTTTATGGCTGAATCTCAGCTTGATGGTGGTCGTTTGGCTCTTATGTTCCACGGTGCTAGAATGTACTACGATCCGTTCCTTGACAGCGTAACGGATGGTACTAACGACATTCGTGCATACTTCTTAAACACAGATCACATTAAGTTGGCCTTCGATTCTTCGGCACAGTTTGAAATGGAAGATTTTGAGCACATCTCCGGATATGCTTCTAGATCTGCTAATATTTTCACTCGTATGCAGTTGTATGTTGATCACTTAGGTGCTCAAGGCTTACTTACTAAATAATAGGGGGATATCATGGCTACAAATACTATATTACAATACTTAGATCAAGCAAATGCCGATGGTGAAGATTACGGTTTTCCGTCAAATCGTCAGCAAAAGGAAACATTTATCGCTTCTGAATCAATCTCTGATGGCGACCTCGTTTGTCTCGACATTAGTAAAACTTCCGATGGTGATAAGATGCTTCATATCAAAAAGCTCAAGACAGATGCAGGTTTAACTGCTGTCGCTATTGGGGTTGCTGATGAAGATATCGCTTCAGGTGCATCTGGTGAAGTTGTTATTAGAGGCTTTAAAGCTTCTGCTAATATCGCAACCGGTGCTGCTGTTGGAGAACGATTTATTGGAACTTCAACTGCAGGTCGTGGAGATGTTTTGGCTAACACCTCAACAATCCCTGCACTTGGTTATATTATTACAGAAGCAGCTCTTAATGTTGCTGATGTATTTATCATTAAGCAGTTCTAAGCATTACTTGAATACCTTGCGCCCAGGGTTAAGGGCACATTTCATGACGGGTTCTTAGACATTTCCCGTTCTCCTTTGAAATACAGTTGGCCCTGCCTCTTCTGGGGCAGGGTTTTTTTACTATAGGATAGAAGATGAACTTAATAGAAATGAGAAATATGGTGGCATCGATTATCGACTATGACCCTGATGTGCAGTCATATCGAGATGAAATAAACCGCTATATAAACGAAACATATCGCAACTGGTTCTGCTCACGTCCTTATGAGTTTTCTCAGAAGACGGTTGATGTTTTTTGTATGCCAGATTGTTCAATACCAGCCACATCCACAATACAAGGATCTAACTCTACTATCAGAAACAATATTGAGGCTAATGCAACGCTTGATAAAACAGATAGTGAAGATGTTGGATTCGTACAAAGATTTAAACACTCACATGAAGGATCGATTATCATCGTAACGAATGATGATGAGGTGTCAAACAACGGTACATACATTATTGACAAGGTTGATTTTGGTGGTAATGAAGTTTATGTATCAAAACTAAGCAGCACACCACAGGTTGATTGGGCAGGTACTGCTTCAACAGTTGTAGCAGGATCGGTTCAACAAAGATTTATGACCCTTCCATCAGATTGTATTGATATACTTTCTGTATCGATTAGAAACTTAAATGAAGGTGTTGCTGGATCTAGCACAAATGCACTAGGTAATATCTACAATCTCACAAGAAGAAAAGACACAGAACTAAATCTTCGCTTTGACTTACAAGGTACGCCTACAGATTTTGTTGTTTATGACGGCTATCCAGAGCACACAATAGATATCGACCAGTTCACGCCACGTTCAGGTAAAGATTTCAATGTCGATACAACATCAGCCACACCAGGCTGGCCTCAGGGCACATACGAGTTTAAGATGTCATATGTTTGGCGTGGTGTCGAAAGTAAGTTATCTGATGCACAAGAACTAGTAATAGCGGCAGGAAATACAATACCACGTTTCAATACAGAAGATACAACACGACAAGGTTTTAAAGGCCTTCGTAAAAAGTTTTATGTTCGACTAAAATCAATCACAGGTAAAGATGGTTCAACACACGAAGAGAAGTTTTTCCGTGATCTATCAACTGTGTATAGTAAAACATCACCTAATACAGGTGCTTCACAGTTTAACTTCTTCTTAATCGATGATGATGAAACAACAAACGCTTGGCCACAAGCAACAATACAGATCGATTCTACAGCAGATCTTTACAGATATGCTAGACAAGAAGTAAATCTTGGCAACAAAAAGAGAATAAGATTATATCCACGTCCAGGTACGCAAACACCGATAGAGATCAGATACATCTTTACACCTCAACTGTTGAAAGATGACTATGATAAACCATCCTGTCCAGATGGCACACATAGATACCTTGTTTATCGTACCTGTGAAGAAACATTTATGAAACATAACAATCCTGATATGGCAGATTATTACAGAAAGAAAGCTGATAAAGAACTTCTAAAAATAGATAACAAGTACTTAACACAACGCAGCGCTTATTACATCAAAGAAGGATACATCGCCGGCCCGCTTCGAGTCAAGCCTTATCAGACATTGACTAAACTACCGGATGCATAATGAAAACACCAGGCAAGCTAGAAATAAAACCTCTGTTAGGAATAGATGAACGCATACCAGCACCATCTAACTCAACTATACTTTTAGAGAACTGGACGTACGACGCCCATACTAAGACGTGGAACAACTTTCTAGGTTTCGAGGAGTATTTTCACAAGACAAATCGTCCGTATGATTCTGCAGTAGGCCTCATTTACGACAACAGCACTGTGGATTCTATCTATGTTTATCAGCGTCATAACTCATCACAACAGTGGGTTTTGTTTGAGCAAGAGGGTAAGTTAAAATACTTGATACCGAGTGCAGGTCAAGCAGCAAATCAAGTGGCACAGACACTAGAAACAGAGCGACACGTACCTGGTATTCAAGAAGCACACACAAACTATACACCGTACGGTCGATATGTCATCATAACTAACGGCATTGACGGCCCACTTAAGTATCGAGGTGGTGATCGAATCTTTCCACTTGGCTGGGATAGACGACCAGGCACACCAGATGTTATCACACCAGACAACTTTAATAACGATGTAAAGCCACTTAACTATGTCGAAGCAACATCAAACTTTGAGTTAGGAAACGACGAGTTAGAAGGTAGTGGCACTTTTAAATCACAGTTTTTTGAAGGTGTCGGATTTACCACAGGATCAGATGGTGATAATGAATATCGATACAGGATTAGCTTTATAAATGAAGCAGGATCAGAATCGCCACTATCAGAACCTACACCGAAGATTGTCTGGCAAACACTAGATATTGACAAAGGTACAAACACATATGCTAATCGTGCCTGCCCTGTTATGCAGATACCCACAGGGCCTACAGGAACCATAGCCAGAAGGCTTTACCGGACAAACAATGGTGGATCCACATTTAACTTCTTAGAAACAATCACAAACAACACAGATGAAATCTATGTGGATTACAGAGAAGACACACAACTAGGAGCACAAGCACCTAACGATAGTGATAGTGTCATATTTCCTGCACTAGGTGGTCGTTTTACTGCAACATTTAAGAACTGTTTATTTATTGACGGAGGTATAGCTGATGGATCGAGGTTGTACTTTAGCCAGCCTAATCAACCTGATACATTTAAGGATTCTAACTTCTTCGATGTTGGAACAAGAGAAGGCGGAGACATTACGGGTTTTGAGGTGTATTACAACTCACTTCTAGTATTTAGAGAACAAGCTATCGATCTGATCCGTGGTGATGCTGTAAATGGTTTCGAACTAGTACCTTTTGTCGCTGGAATAGGTACTCAATCACATCATGCTATTGTAAATGTACCGACAATAGGTATCATGTTTTTTGGACAAGATGGTATATACAGCATCAGCGGTGGATTGGATGGTGGATCAAACTTAAACATACAAAAAATCAGTGATCCTATACAACAATACATTGAAAGAGTTAGTTTGGATGGATTACCTTCAGTCATATCGATTTATTCTAGCCAGTGGAGAGAAGTACATTTCTATGCACCACTTGATGACGGTAATCAACTAACACACGGTATCATCTATCACCTAGATTCAGGCACATTCTCTATCAGAAACAACAAAGATTTTGGTATCAACTGTATCACAACAGATCGTGATGCAAACTGTATATTTGGTAGATACAAAGATCCAGAAGATGCAAATCAGATTATGCGTGGTATATTTGTCCTCAGCAAGAATAGACGGTATGGCACAATACAAGAAGGTAGTGGAGAAGGTGCGACATTTCCAGATCAGCCTGCAGGTATATCAACAATCAGAACACAATGGTTAGATTTTGGACAACCATTTGTAAAGAAACAAATCAAGTATGTGTATTTGTATGCACTAACCACAGGTAATCAAACACCTCGTGTAGGTTTTTACAAAGACAGAGATTGGGGTGAAGAATATGAAGCACCAGGTAAAATCATGCAGAGAGCAGATCACTTCTATCAAAAGGTTTATGAACCTGTAGATCCAGATTTAGAAGACAGTCAAGCACTGTGGGGTACTGCAAAATGGCAAGATAAACTTTTGACAGAGATTAGATATCCTGTAGAGATGAATGGTGCTGCTTCAACGTTCGCTATGGAAATAATAGCAGACGAAGCAATGATAATCATGGGATACGCAGTAGAATACACAGCAAAAGGTACAGAAACCATCAAAGGTAGAGGAAACAGATAATGGCATATAGATGGAGATACAATAGCATAACTGGATCACAGGTTGTGAATGCAAGAGAATACGACAAGAACTATTCTCAATATACTAGCATCATAAATGGTGGTATGGACAGAGACAACTTACCTGTCAATAGTATCACCTTCGACGACTTTGAAGATAAATCAGTTGGAAGATACGGCACGGTAAATAACATAAATGCACTTGACGACTATGGTACAGCATCAGATACACTTTATACAGGTGGTACAGTAAATCCACGAGGTAATCAAATCAGAGGATTACGATATGAAGATCCACCGATTGAAGGTGGTGGATTCTGGTTTCCAGTAGGTGATGCATTAAATATGAAATGTGATGAAGGTATGGCAACTATTCGCTTTCACATAAACAGTTATGCAACTAAATACTATACTCTATACACAAGAGGTACAACAACAGAAGTGGCAAGAAGATCTAGACAATGGAAGGTAGAAGTCGATGGTGTAGAAGTTGCTCGAACATCAGAGATATTTCCACAGTTTCACTGCACACAAATGCACTTACAAGTACCCATCAGCAAAGGTAGTCATGAGTTCAGAGTTTATTGTAAAGTACCGGCAAGAAAACCCGGTAATGCTGCAGGACAGGTTGTGCTAAACTATTGGGGCGGACAACTATCAGTACATAACAGGAGAAGATAATGGGCAGAGTAAAACTAAATAACTTTTATCCAGGAAACGGCACAACAGATGCAGCAGAAGCAAATGCAAATAACAGTGCAATCAATGGTCAAACACAAAAACTTGATGGCTTAAATGTAAAAACACAAGGGATTGATATGGTCAATCTGGCAGATAATCCTCATCATAGAGGTTTTTACAGACAAGATAATGGAGCATATGCTTCTCTTGGAACAGCACCTTCTACTTACAACGGGTGGATTTATAATGCATTTACTATCGGAGGCACGCCATCGGGTCAGCACTACAGCCAGACAGGCTCTCTTAACGCTCAGTTTGAGTATCCTATCAATCACGATAATCTGTTTGCTATCAATACCACCGCTAACAAAGGAACAAAAATACAAGTCAATGGAACCTCCGGTACCGCACTAAAACAGCATGACGTTTTACAGATCACCTGGAATGTCAATCTGTGGGACATATATCACAATGGTAATAAATCTCGTATCGTACCACAGTTTTATATGTCGCAACTAGTAGATACAGCTAGAAGTGGTATTGGTGTTGGCGAATACTATTATCTAATCTATCCTAAGTTCAATACTATTAGTAATAGTTTGGTAGATCAAGAGTTTCAATCTGCTGATGATGCAGGTTTCTATCAAGATTTAGGAGACGGCGACTATTTTGACCCATCAGATCTAACAAACGGAAACTCAGACGTCCTGTTCGATTACAATGCCAGAAGATTTGATCACTGTTCTGTGGTACCGATGCATCTTATTACAGCGACAGATACAGCTAGTGGGGGTGGTAGATTCGCTGCTTATGCAACTTACGACTTCAGCTCACAAGAGTTCGCATCTGCAGGGCCTTGTATGCAGATATCAGGACAGCACTCTTTCATAGTAAATGTGGCAGCTGGTGGTGGTAAAACACTATACGGTGTCCAGTTATTTATTAGTGGGCCATACAGAGTAAATAGTAATGGACAGTTCTTAGAATCTGAGATCACAGATCCAGCAGGCTCACCAGCACAAAATGGTGTTGATGTGAGTGTAGTTTTAGAAAGAGCAGCAATAAACTTACAAATAATCAATCCAGCAAGTGGGAGACAATAATGGCATATACAGCACCTAACTCGTTTTCAGCAGGACAAAAAATAAATGGATCACAAGTAGAACAAAATATCGATGTACTTGAGTCGTATATGAATGGGGGTGTGAGTGTTAGTGATATTGATCCTACTGCTCTTAGCAACTTCTTTGGATTGAAACATGTAATGAAAGGTGAGTACATAGCACTTATCAATCGATATGAAATGGCAACTGGTATCGTACAAGGCACACTAGGTTCTAATCCTACAGGTGGATATGGTGGAAATATTATTGGAGATACATCCGGACAACAAGTGGGTGCTTCAGGAACTGGCATAGATTTTTATTTAGAAGAAGATGCAGATGTTATGATTGTAATAACAGCATATCCTCGACAATACAATGGTGTAGATCTAGCAGAAGTTGGATTAAGCAGTCGTACAACAACATTCGCAATCAAAAGAGATGGTGATCAAAACGCATTCGCAACAACAACAACTGCTGCAATGACAGAAAGTGAGTTTGGTGTAGGTTTAGGTGCATCAAACGATGGTGGAATCTATGGCCTGGAAAGAAGAAGGCCATTCTATGCACATTACTCTGAGTTTTTGAACGCAGGCGAGCATAAATATAACATAAGGATAGGTAGCACAGAAAGAACTGTCCCAATATTCTTCTATCAAGTGAATGTGTATGCATATTATCGAAGCACAACAGTATAGGAAAAATCGTTAGCAATATATAGGAGACACATATGGAACCATTGACAACAGCAGCACTAGTTATGGGAGGAGCAAAGCTTATTGGAGGCATCGGAGCCGGTGTATCTGATATTATAGCAACTGCACCGAACGAAGCGCTACAAAATAGAATAGCAGAGTTAGAAAGGCTACAGCAAGCAGACGCACTAGGCCTCACAGGCACAGAGAGAGCAGCATTTGTTGATGCATTTAGGCAACCACAACAAGCGCTAGCACAACAACAGATGGAACAATCACAAGGATTACAAGCTGCTATGCAAGATAGTGGAAGGCAAATGGCTAGGCTTCGGGCACAAGAAGAACAACAACAAAGAGCTTTAGCGGCTGCAAATCAACAAGTTGAGGTACTAAATCTTCAACAACAAAGAGCACAAGAACAAGAACTATTAAACTTACAAGCGGCTGAGGCACAAAGAGAAATGGCTAGACGTGCTGCTATCGTTAAAACATCTACTGCAGGATTAGCTGCAGCTGGTGAGATGGCTGGTCAAGTTATGGCAACTAACGAACTTATCAATGCAGATCCCGGATCATTTGATGCAAATCAACTAAGATCACTCGGTTCTATGTATGGATACAACTTTCCAGCATACTCAATGCCAGCACAAGGATACGGA